AACCACCGGGCTGCAATCGCTGTCGAGGTCCGCCCCGTGTACCAGTCCCACGCATCGTCAAAGCCTGCCGCCGACATCGCTGTCTGCTCCGAGTGAGGATCATCAATAATAATTAAATCACCACCACGGCCCGCTAAGTTTGATCCGACGCCCACGGCATAATACATACCGCCCGCGCTCGTATCCCAACGGCCCGAGGCCTTACTGTCCGACGCTAACTTTACCCCAGTGAAAACTTCTTTGTACTCGTCCGTCTCCAAAAGGTTCTTTGTCTTACGTCCAAAGTTAACTGCCAACTCAGTCGTGTGTGTCGCCTGAATGATCTTCATCTTCGGATTACGGCCCATCATCCACGCAGGAAACAGGAAGGACGCAAACTCACTCTTCGTGTGCCGCGGTGCCATGTTGATAATCAATCTCTTTAGCTCGCCGTTCGCGACTCTTTCGAGCTTATCCGCAATGATCTTATGATGTCTCCCGGCAATGAACTCGGGCCACATAGTTTTTACAAATTTTAAAAAATCTTTTTGGCATATTTCATTTTTCTCTAGCTGCGCTAAACGCAGTTCAAGCTTTAACTTTTTTTCCTCTACCGCAGGATTTTCGTGATTTTTCATAAGGGCCCCTGTAACTTTTGACACGCAGTTCCATGATGTTCCACGTGGAACATTCACGCAAGATCAACATTAATTATATGCGATATTACACGCTTATATAAGACAGTTAAAGCCTATTACAAATAACTGACGAATATTTGAGAGAAACATGGTTATAGCCCTCTTCTGACTGGCCACGGGCCATCGCCCGCGGTTTCTGGTTTCTGGTGCTGTGTCGTCGAATTCTGACCCGATATGCGGGGGACCCTGCGCAATTTATCCGGTAATTGTCCGGGCTAACTGCGACACGGCCAGCGGTCCGCGGTGCAGTAAATGCGGCCAGCGGCCAACGGTCCACGGCCAACGGTCCACGGGTTAACCTCCACCGGCTGGGCTCGCGGTCCAAGTGCACCGGCCCGCGGTTAACTGGCACCGGCCAAGGCCCACGGCCAACGGATCGCGGCCCACGATTCGCGGCCCTGTAGGTTTGGGACACGGTACGCGGGGCACGGCCCGCGCTGTTTAACTGTTTAACACGACGGGGGAGTTATCCACACTCATAAAGGGCCAACGTTGGTTAAAACGTAACCAGTAAGGCCTAGAGGGTGCGGAAATACTGATAGGCTGCCTGCAATCCTGGGGGGGATAAGTCTGGGGATAAAAAAAGGCCCGCACGATGGCGGGCCAGTGTAACGGGGGAAGGGTTAACGGTCTAAGCGGATCACCAACGCATTATCGCGCAACATGTCACTAATCACGCTTTCAATATCGCTTTTAAGGTCCACACTGGACGCCTCGCGGATCTCGTCGCTATAGTCGTCGATGTCGAAGTGGTCCGACAGGTCGAAGTTGTGGGCGCTTATGTATTCGCCCTCGTCGAGCTTGGCGTCGATTGCCTCGTCGGTTGCGTCGTTAAAGTCGCCATTGTTCGCCATGTCTTGGAAGTGTCCGGCTTCCGCTAGTTCGGTAATGGTGGACTGAACCAATGCGGGAACGTGAACGGCTAACAGCTCGCGCACCATGTCACCCAGTGCACCGGCTAACACGTCGGCGGGTGCTAATGGGGCAACCACTGGCGCAACTGCTACCGGTTCGGGAAGGTCTAACGCTTTATCGACCCGCAACCATCGACACTCGAACACGTGCGGGAAGTATTCCCCGCCGGTCTCAGTGTCTAACCATTCGCCGTATATGCGGCCCGTGCTCGCTTCGTGTTTTGGCGGCATACCGCCGGACGCTTTAAAGGTGCGATGGTCTGAAGTCAGGACCGCACCGACTGGGACGGGTTGCCCGCCCGCATCCAGTAAGGACCAAGACACAAAGCTTTCACCGTCGCGGTAGTTGTGTTCGATAAAATTAGTCATCAGTCAAACCTCGCTGTCTTAGTTTCGCCGGTCTTGGCGTCTTTGATGGTGGTAATGCCGTACTCATATACATAACAGAAAAAGCGGCTTTCATATCCAAAGCGACAAAGCGGGGCCATGTCGGGGTCGTCGTCGTGTTCGCTTATATAGGTGCCATTGTCGGCAACCTTCCCGCCGTATGGATAAGAGTTAAAACCACCGCACCCGTAAAGGTTATCCATTGCACCGGCTAAGTCGTCGAGGGTATCGCCCGCGCCTTCATAGGTAATGGCTAGGCAAGCATCGGCGAAAAAGTCGGGGATCAACCCGCAAGCCTCTATAATGTCGGAGGGTCGAGCGTTGCCAATGTCTGGCGACTGGGTGGGGTTTAGCACTCTATCAAGTACAAGGTCGGGCGTTCTGAGATTCATTTGCATTTTATATTACTCCGTAAAAGTTAAGTTTTAGCGGCTTTGCCCGCCGCTGTATAGGAGTATATAAGATAATATAATAGAAAGTAAAGCCCTAGCCAATATCGCCCGCCACGTGGTGCCGGATAATAGAGCCGGATTTTAAACCCTTTGCAAAGCGTCGGAGTTTGTCGGCGTCGGTCTCGTCGTCTTGGTTACTCTTTGCGGTGGCGTCCCAGTGCAACCGAACGTGCCCGCCGTCGGCATAACATCCGCCCGAGGTTTCAGGGTCCGCCGCTTTTCTTTTGCTCGCACCATGCGCAGTAAATCCGATTATATAATCACGGTCCGCCCGTGCGCATAAAGGTGAACCGCTTCCGCAATCGCCGCAAGAAAAGTTTTCTTTATATTCTGCGGGGCATCGAACCACCCGCACGGCGTCGGTCTGGATAAAGTCGCCGCGGTTATTAGTGCCACCCAATAAAGGGGCGCTTGTATACTTTCCCTTTATCCATTCGGTAGCAGGTAAAACGACGACCGCCGGAACTACTCGCGACGCCGCGGCGGCGCTTAATAAAGTTTTAGCGGAAAAGTTAACGACAGTCTGGCCGGTGCTATCTTTGTCGGGTCGGTCCGCCCATAGATGCCAAGCAAAATGGGTATAAGTAAAAGACACCCCGCGACGGGGCACGGCGTCCAGTAATGCGGCGAAGTAATCAGGGTCTATTGTTTGCGAGCCCTTGCCGGAACAATTCATTTCGCAGGATGTTGGACACGTCCCGTATATGTCGCGCTCCCCTGCTCTATGGGTCACGGCGATACCGCGGGTTTTTGTTGCTCTACTGTATTCGACTGTTTTTAGCATTATGATTGCCCTCATATATGTATGCGATAAAGCGTATATCTTAGGCATAAAAAAGCCCGCAGTCAAGCGGGCCTAGTTTGTAAGGTTTAAAGGTTAGCTATGGGTATAACCGTCGGGCTCTATCCCGAGCCACATGCCGGACCATCGGACCATCACGCAATCAAACCCCGCCGACACGGTGCGCCTGAATTCTAAATAGGTCAGGCCCTGATCATTCTGCACCCATTTGCGGTGCAGTGCTTTGCGTTGCGCTTTGTTTAAAATACTCATGCGGTCACCTTTTCCAATAGTGCACCGGCTTTGCGTTCGACTTTTATGCGGGCATCTTGGTGCGGAATATCCCGAGCAATTGCGGTGATCGCCTGCGCGGCGTCCCAGACTGTCTCGACTGGTCGGCCCTCTTCGGCAAGGTGTCGAGCGTTTGCGGCTTTCGCCATACGTCCAGACAATCCGGCCCGCTTGGTTAAAAAGTCTAAGCGGTCGTCGTCATCTTTTGCAATCTTGGCAGCTTTCGCGGCCATCACGCCCTCGACAAATGTAGAGGTCGCACCGTTGGCAAACGATTGTAATGCCGGTCTGGCTTCCTGCGCGAAACGATCCGGCGCAAACTTGGTGTGCCTAATCTTAATTTCGTGGAAGTTCTCGACGCCCCAAAGGTTTCTATTCATGCAAACCCCGCGGAGATACATCGCCGCAATGCCTGCCGTCTTACTGCCCGTTTCAGAATTCCAAGCATAGAACCCGCGGAACATTAAATCAGGCTCACCATTGGCAAGCTTTCCAACTTCGATGGGGTTGCGATCATCAACCAAGAATACAAACACGTCGCGATCACTTGCGAATAAAGTAGTTGTATCCATAGACACGGGGATTTCAGGATCATAGACGGCCATGCCGTCACGGCTTCCCGTCATCATGCCCGGCACTTTCCAACGTCCGCCGCTCGCATCAACCAATTGTTTAATGGGTTCTAAGATTTCCCAATCAAAGATTCGGCCATAGTCTGGACCCGTCGCGGCTCTAAGTTCTCCGCCGTCCGTTTGGTTGCCGTATACCTTAATCAGTTCCTTACCTCGGTTATATTTCAAACCCCACTCGATACATTCCGCCGCAATAGGTGCAGGCAGGCGTCGAAGATATCCGGAGGGCGCACCGGCAAGTTGGGACAATTGCCCGAACGACCAGTTGGTTGGGGTGTTGTTATGCTCTCGCATATTGTCGTCGCGGTATTCGACACGGATGTCGCCACGGCTTGGGTTGGCTTCGTCATAATCACCAATGATATGGATTTTATGGGTATCAACCGTTCTAGATGTCATGCGTTGAGCGTCTATCTTTTTATAGGCGAGCATGTCGTCGAGGGTTAAAAACTTCTGATCGTCTGGTCGGCTGTACCAATTGGAAGAAACCGCCGAGTTTCCGATACCATGCGCAAAAGCATTTGTTTGATATGTAGACATAATAATTCTCCGTAGTTTGGGCGCTTGATTGCGCCACTCTTATAATATCGCAGAAAGTTGCATACCTTGCAAGCTAATTATTTCAAAAAGTTTACTTTCGTTTCTTCCTACGTTTAGGGGAA